TATCGCCACCAAAACGTGCTACGTCTAATCCCCAAACAATAGGTGCTTTTGCGGTTAGCGAAACATCTCTATTGATGGCGTTACGTGCAAGTTCCATAGGTATGACGGAATCATCATCGGAGTTTGGAAACTCTCCGAGTACCTCTACTCTAGCTACAGTAGAATCTTCACCGTATTGTTCTAGCATGGTTTGGAATAGTTTTTGGTCAGTACCCTCTACTGTACGTGAGTCTATTTGTTCTAAGTTCCAAAACTTACGCTTAGATGTAAAACTCTCGTAGAACGGGCCTGTGTTTCTTCTAGGGTTAGAGAAAGTAAACCAAAAACGATTTTCAGTAGGCTCGGAAAAGAAACCTTCTGATACAGAATAGATAGGAGCTGGAATACCCGATGCTTCATCCATAATCAAACATACTCCGTATGATGAGTGGATACCTGCAAACGCATCTGGGTTTTCTTCACTCCATAATTGTGCTTGGGCGTAGTAGTAACCTGTATCTATTTTTAGATCTCTTTTGAGAGCTTCTTCAAACCATGATTCAGGTTTTATGGTTGTGGCTGTTTTTGAGTACCAATGGTTGTTTATTGCTAGGGTTAGCCACTTACCTAGTTCCGCCCATGTTCTTGATCTAAGCTGTTGCTCGGTGTTAGCAGTTACGATGATGGTTGAGCCGAGGCGTGTTGATAGCATCCATAGGATTAACCAGGCGACAAGTGCTGACTTTCCAATACCACGTCCAGATGCTACAGCTAATCTAAACATTTCAGGATCAACACGACCTTGGTTACGTTGAATATGTGTTGTCATTTTTTTTAAAATTTTTTCTTGCCACTTTCTTGGGCCATCAAACTCTTCAAGGGGGGTGTCCTTCTCTCCCCAAGGGAAGATAAACTTTACAAAGTTATATGGATCGTCTTTGATGTAAGGAGACCATATCTCAGTCATTAATTGCTTTTCTTGTTCTGCTCCGTATTTCATACTTCGTTACCCCATACATCCCAACCATCTCTTTTATTTCTAGCAAACATTTCTAAATAATTATCAGGCGACATCTCTTCAACCAAATCATAAAAAGATTCTGGTTTCGTAGAGTGTGGTTTTTGGCTTGGGTTATGAATCCAATTTAATTTTCCTATGTTTTTAAATTTTTGCATTGGTTTACCAGCAAAACCTAGTAAACAAAATTCTGTACCAAATACATAGCCCATGCAAGGTGCTATACCTGATGGTTTTGTCCAAACCATAGTTAGATGATAATTTACACCCCAAGACTTTAATACATCAAATGTATATGGAAGCATTTTATTAGTTGTCCATGTATAAACATGGCAACCAGTATTGCAAATATCTTGTATAGGCATATTTTTTATTTCTTGCAAAGTCATGGTTGGATAATCTAATTTTTCTTTTCTATTTTTTCGTCTTTTAACTCCACCCATCATTGATATTTCCCAAGGCGGATCTAGAACTATGGTGTTGTATTTTTTGTTTGGAAATGGAATGTCTATATTACTACCCTCTCTTTTTATAAATTGTTAAAAAAAATAAATATTGCAAAGTTGCCTACAGCACCAATGCTAAGTATTGCTAAGATTTCTCGTATTACCTCTTTCATATTTTGCTCCAAAAAAAATTAAAAAAAATTATCGCAACAGTTACACGTAATATACCCCGCGCAATAAAATCAAGGGGGGGTATAAGAGCGAATTGTAGGAGCATCTTACAAATCTCTACTTATTGGCGAACCCTTGAACGCTGTCACCATGAGGAGGAGTAACAACCGCCAAAATTTACCGCTTTTTTTTATCAGTCTGATTATTTACCAGGCTGTTCATCTCTTCAGACGTTGTATCTAAAGGATTTATAACTTTAAGTTTATTTTTATCCGTGTTATGTCCGAGTCTTTCCTTTGCACCGCTTAAAACATCATTAAGGTTAATTGTCGCGTGAACGTTCTCAACGCGATCTTTATAAATATTGTCCGCCCTATTCTTTAAAAAAAACTTTTGCGCTTCTATGTTGTTATTTTCTACAGCATTAACGTACAAGGCGTTGGCAACGTCTGTGACGGCTTTTGTCTGTCCCTCCCTCATATAGCGTTCAAAAAGTTCACAATCCTTCTTACGGCGTCTTAGCGTGCTTTCTGATATGTTCATTATTTCCGCTAGTTCTCGCTGATTTAAGCCGAGTCCAGAGAAATGTTTTAGCTTTAAAAGTTCTTCTTCTGTAAAGTCAATAATTCGCCTTCCGCGTTTAACTTTAGTAGTTTTTATGTCTTTTTTTGGTGTTTTTTGCTCCATAACTATATTTTTTTTACCCTCTTAAAACCCCTATACTACAGCATTTCTCACAAAAACCCTACACAAACCCTGTGTTTTTTACTGTAAGTTATTGATATCGAAGTAGATTTAGTAGTAAGATACGTACTGTTGTGAACAAATATAATACTTTAGGAGGTAAACAACATGACAACATTAAGCAACTTAGACGAAGCAAGAGCAAAGCTAGAAATCTTAAAAATGGAGGAGAAAATATTAAAACTTGAGATGGATATTGTAATTGAAAAATACGCATACGAATTAATATCACAGGAAGCTTTTGATCAACAAGTTGACATACAACTATCAAAACAAGCTGACCACCGCTCTAAAATGTTTAATCTTTCATACTCTATAGAATACCCTCACCATGTAACTTGGGAAAGTGGAGAGAGATACAACGATCAAGGAGTTATGATCATCTAACAAACCCCCAACCCAATCAAGCCCGCTTATGTGGGCTTTTTGGGTGAAAGTCATAATATTTAATACTTTAGGAGGTACAAAAAATGACAAACACAGCAAAACAACCAACTTGCAAAGAGTTAGTAAATGATCAATTCAACCAAGTCGAGCAAACATATAGAGAAGCGCTAAATTACTACATGGAGTTTGATGGCGCTACAGAAGGCGAACAGATAGCCATGAAAGTTATTGATAAACACAAAGGCGACTATTTCCACGAGTATGATGATTTATTTGATTATGTGAATAATGATGCTCTCTCTTGGGACTATGTAGAGGAAGAAGACGAAGATAATCCCGCATATTATAGGCTTCAACTTTCATGGGGTGGCCCTTCTGATGAATTTAGAATTTATCCCATAGGCGACACATTAGAAATTGATTGTATTGATTACCATTACATGGATTGGTTTGATGGTGCATCTATTCCAGTATTTGAAGATTCTATATCTTGGGATGTATGTCAGATGTTTTTAGATTGTGAGGTGGCATAAATGAGAATAGGAAACATAAAAACATGTGCTGAACTCAAGAAAGATGAAGGCAAGAGAATAGCTTTATATGATGGCTCTAGCTTACACCTAGAACATTCAACTATTGTAGTTGTTGATTATGAGCAAGGTTATTACCCGTTAAAAGCAAATAATGGCTATGACAACCATGTAATGAATCAGCAAGAGATCAACCAATTTAACAAGGAGCAAGGCTTAACAAGTGAAGCTGTAGAACTAATGCTCAATAACTCTATGAGAGGTGCATAACATGACATTTAAAGAACTACTAATCAAACTAACCGAGAAGCCACGCAATAAAAAAGCGTGGCACGGTTCATATCTTATTAATCATTTTTTAAAAAACTAGGGGGAATTATGGAAACATTAAAATGGTCTGAATATTACAAAGACTTAGAAATTCCAAAAGATTGGGAAAATATAAGTTATAGCAATGATGAGTTACCAAGTTTTCAATTCAAAGATTATAAGATTTGGATTAACTCACCTCTACTAAAAGAGAGACAAGAAAATTATCTCGGCATTGGTTTTAAAAACTTAGACCAATTCAAAGATTGGATTTTTACAGTTTGTGATTACGATCCAATAGACTGTGAATGCAAGGATGATATTTTTCAAACCATGGATTTTAACGAAGTATTAAGTTTTTTAAAGGAGGTGACACAATGAACCAAGAAGCAAACATAATTTTTGATTACAACCCTAAAGAATCCAATTATGAACAGTTAGAAGACAATAAAAAACTTTTAGTTGTTCATGGTAGCGGATACGATTGGAACGAGGGCGACATACCAAACGAGGAAGATTTTCCAAGCGAGTTTGATGGCTATAACATAGACAACCCAATTGCCGACAAATTTGTTAGAGATAATTACAAGATGCAACGAGTAACCTATTTTAAGGAAATAGAACTTGCTGAAGAGTTTAATTTAGAAGAGGATTTTTTAAATAAGTTATGGGAAGCATCCAAGGGACAATGGGTTAATTACTCAGATTTAAGCGGTACAGTATTCTTTAAAGTATTAGAGGAGGTGTAGAGATATGAATATTAATAAACTCAAAATTGGCGACAAGGTGCAATTTGCAAAAAATACTTATGCACTAGTCTCAAGACACGAAGAAAATATATCTAATCAAAAAGGTACTGTAATAAATTTTTCAATAGATAGAGAAGATAATAACACTCATGTTTGGATTGAGTTGGATAAACCAAACGAGCATTTTGAAGAATGGGGAAATGCTGTTCAGTTTAACCTAACCAATGAAATGGATGGAGGTACTTCTATTGATTACCTTAAAAAAGCAAAACTAATTAAGGAGGTGTAGAACATGACATTTGCAGATAAATTCATGGATGACTTTTATATTTGGGAAGACCATATTGAAGGAATAGATAAGCCTGTCTTATGGGAATACAAAAACAAAGAAAAATGTTTTCACCAATACCCAACTTATAAAAGATCAGATTATAAAATCCTTATAGAACTAACCAAGGATCAAAAAAAGATCGCCCTTGACTACTTAGAGGAACTTCACAAACCACTAAACGAGGAGACAAGGCAACACAACAACGAGAAAGCACGACTAAGGAGGGCTAATAGATGAGTAGATTAAAAAATTTCTTAATAGATGATTTAAAAGAGATAGATCACTCTTTTCAAAATATAAGAGAGGCGATTAATTGCAAGATTAATTATCAAGATGATTCAATATTATCAAAAGATATTGAGACACTAGAAAGATTTATTATTTATTGGCGACAACATAGTCAAAATTTAGAGGAGCAAACACAATGAGCAACACAATAGGAATAATAATAGTATTCTCGTTTATGGCTTTTTGCCTACACGGAACATATCTTTTACTAACCAAGGAGGATGAAGAGGAATGAAAACTAAAATACTAAAAAACAAAATAACCATTGAAATGAACAATGAAGATTATGACAAGACTTTAAAAAGTCTAAACAGGCTTGATGATATCTTAGGAACTTTATTTGAAACCCAAGATTTATGGATGTCTGACGTCAAAGATTTAGATACTCTCAAATGGGATTTAAGAAACATACTAAATGCAACATGGGACTCTGATAAATATAAATATATTAAAGGAGGTAACTAACCATGAAAATAGATAGAAGGCGAATACCTAAACACTTAAGGCATTTATCAAATAACAAGCTAATAGCCTTAATCCAACTATTTAAGGCGAGACTATGAAACAAGATATGAAATACTTAAAAAGAAAGTACCCAGAACTCTCAAGGATAACAGCTAAGTTTATCAATAATAAAAAAGATAACATGCGTAGAGTTGAGATAATGATGACAAGCAAAGATCATGCTTTGTATTTAAAATTATTAAAGGAACAATGAGTCAGCCAATTAAAGTTAAATTAAAACCAATTGAATTTAATCTCAGTCTTGGTGGAGAGCCGACAAGAGAAGAAGTTAAACAGGCATACCTGGAATTACTGATTAACGATAAATTTGATTATGAACTAATAATTACTGCTAAAGAGGTAAATACAGAATGAAAACTTACATTGTGAATCTAAATACACAACTAAGAATTAAAGCTAAAAACCAAAAGGAGGTTAAGGAAATAATTAAATCTTCTAATAACCCACATCAAACAAAACAAAAAATATTGATAAAAGAAATTAATACATTTTGTAACCATTGCGGTAAAGAAATGCAGGATAAAACACAAAGAGCCAAATATTGCAGTAGTGCATGCAGATCAGCAGTGCATTACGCCAAGAACAGGACTAAACCAAAAAGAACAACTTACAAAATAAAATACGAGAACTTACTAAAACAATTTAAGGAGCAAACAATTGAAAACACCTAATCAAATAGAAGTAGAAAAGAATGCACCATACATGGCTGACTTATACAAAGATGAATTAGTTAAAATTAGAAAATGGTTAGAAACTTGTCCAATAGATTATTTTGAATCTTTACTCAAAAGTGGACAACTTACTGTATCATTTGAATTAAGCGATTACGATTATATAGATTAACCGATCAGAAAGTTGCGGAGGGTGATAAATATACAAACTCCCCCTAAAGTAAATTACCCTTCGTGGCTTTCCTCTAACATCACACCCAAACCAACAAACAAAAAATGCTTATGCTGAACACCCGCTTTTAGGTTTCTCATTACTTTCTTTTCTCCATCAATCGCACACCAAATAATATTTAAGTCCATCAAATTCTGAATACCTTTACTAACCGTGTGTCTGTTCATACCAATCATTAACGCCAAGTAGCTAACCGCATCATGGCTTGAATAGTCTTGAGCCGAATACCTTTCACAAAGTGCATATAAAACCAACTTCTCCCGACTCTTTATATCGGTTCTACCTAACTGCTTTTTATACCACTTCCAAACAACCTTTTTCAGCTTTGAATAGCTCTTATACTTCATAGCTACCCCAAACTTAATCAAACCGCTTTTATCTGGACTCTCAATTGCTTCTACTACCAACCACCATTTATTATCTTTCAACTAACTAACCGCCTTGAGACTAAAATCTCCACTCATATACCATTCTTCTAATACTTTGATTGCTTCTGGGCAAATCGTATAGACTCTCTCCCTTTTATCCTTCCCTACCTTCTTGCACATATACCTTCTTGCTACAAAATCCTCTAATACGCTTGCTACCGTTGACCGACTCCCCAGACTGCTTGGCAATAGTTTCACTATTGTCTCAAAGTTGATGCTCTTGCCACTCACGTCTGCAATAGCAACCTCTAACACTAAAAAGAAATGTAACGGATCAGTCAGCCAAAACCACATAAAGCCTCTTTGCCTTCTAAACCTATTAAATTTATCCCTATCAGCTATCATTCTGTCTTTAAATTGTTTCATTTGTATGTTCCTCCTAACTTTTTCTGGCAAAGCTTTTACTAATTAACTTAACAAATACAACCCAACTTTATCCGTAAATTTTACTGATACTTTTTACCACCGAGAGATGAGCCTAAAGGCTCACTCTCTCTACTAGTCTAGTCTTGGATATTTGGCTACCCATATAGCCGATTATTGGCTACCCGTGTATACGATAATCGGCTACCCGTATATCCAATTACTTTTTACCTGGTTTATCTTTTTTAGCATCTTTTTTGGCTTTTCTTTTGCCAAATATCCTGTCCCAATTATCTTCAAAAGTTTTTTTATCAACTTGTCTTGGTCTTTGATCTGATCCTTTACCATTCATTATTTAATCTCCATGTTATTTAAAATATGACAAATTACTTCAACCGTGAATCCATTACCCAACATTTTATAACGCTGTGTATTTGATACATGGTTAGTGTAATCATCTGGAACTGTTTGTAATCTTTCGCACTCAATCGGGGT